GTTCATGCCCGCGGAGGTCACACCGTTCCAGGTGTTGACGTTCATCGGCACCACCCGGGAGATGGCCCGGAACGGGTTCGCGCTGCCCGCGTTGGTCAGGATGACCGTCGGGTCCAGGTGCGCCGGGATCAGCGCGCCACCGTTGGCGGCGGTGAGGGTGATGCCCCGCTCGGGGTCCCACCGCTGCTGGTACCGCTGGGCGGCGGCGATGGCGGCCTTCTCGTCGGCCTCCATCATGTAGCCCTGGCCGGTGATCAGCTTCGCCCAGCCCCGGGTGTACGCCTCGGAGCTGTGGGCCAGCATGTACTCGTCCGCGCCGCGCATGTGCATGACGTCGGACTTGACCATCTTCAGCTTGGACTCGGCCGCCGTCTTGCGGTCACCGTCCATGAACCGGTTCTCACCGATGGACCGGGTCGCGGCCTCGTAGGTGCCGACGTCGCGCTGGTAGCGCTCGTCGTACGGGTCCTTCTCGCCGACGATCACGTTGGGGGCGTGGATCTCGCCGGACTCGAAGTTGCCGGCGGTGAAGCCACGGAGGGTTTCGTCGTGGGCGGCGTACGTCGCGGCCCGGGTCCAGTCCTCGTCGTGCTGGGCGCGGAGGGTGTCGAACTCCTCGAGCTCAGCGGCGAAGCGGGACTGGTCCTCCTCGGGCAGGTCGCCCTCGGTGTCGCGGAGAGCGGTGAGGCTCTCCTTCAGTTCGGTCAGGCGCGTGGCCTGTTCCTGCAGGTTCATCAGATACCTCGAAGGGTCAGTGCGGCTTGTCGCCGCAGTTGATCGGATCGTCCGAGGTGACGTGAGTCGGCGTCGGGCGTGGTGGTAGCGGTGCCGACTTCCCCGGATGCTTCCGCGGTGCGGGGGGTCAGGATGCTGGTTTCGTTGAGATGGTGGAAGTGGTCGGAGAGGGACCTGATCTTGGCGGTCGCTCCGGCGAAGGCGGGGAACGTGACCGGCCCGAACTCGTACAGTCGGGCCTCGATGATGGTCCGTTCCGGGAGGCGTTCGGGGTTGAAGTCGGATCGTTCGGGGCTGTCGACCCATTCCTCGCGCATCACCTTGAAACGGTAGGACGCGGAGAGCAGGCCGTCCTTGAGGAGCGGGATGATGGAGTCCCGGTTGTAGGCGGTGTCCGTCAGCGGCACCTCGTAATACGGGCCGAAGTCCTCTTCCCGCAGTTCGCGGATCGGGCCGAGGGGCTTGTTGCCGATGTCGGGATCGTGGCCGTGGTCGTACAGGACCTTGATGCCGTCCCGGTTCTGTTGGATCGTCTTGCTGAACGCGCCCTTCACGGTGCGTTCCATGAAGTGGCCCTCGTAGACCGAGTTGATCTCGGACCACTGCTCAAACGGCGTGAAGTGCCCGAACAGGACCGGACGGCCCTCGCCTTCCTCTCGGGATTCGAGGCCGGGTCGCCAGCCGCGGGTCAGATCGTCGCGTGGTGATTGCATCAGATAGCTCCTAGGACGAGTAGCTCGTCTTCGACCCGGACGGTGACCCGGGCTACAGCATGGGCTTGGAGGGTGCCGAGGTGCGCTGATGCTACGGCGGTGACGGTGATCGGGGTAAGAGCTTCAGGGTGGAGAGGGCCGGGATGGTTCGGGCGGATCGGCGGCCCGGCCGGGGATGTCAGTGCCGTCCCGTCCCACGCCCACCGGGTGTCCGCCCAGGTGGCGGTCGTGTCCGCCCATGTGGCGAGCATCAGAACCCGACGGTCAGGTCGCCGGGGGCGATCTCGAGGGTGTCGCCCGGCTCGAACCGTTCCGACAGGGTGAGAGTGCCGGGGAAGCCTCGTTTGCCGCCGGCCGGGGCGGTCCAGGCCGTGAACTCCGTAGGTGTGCCGGGTACGGCCGGGAAGGTCAAGGCGTTGCGGTTGGTGACCGTCCCGTTTGTGGGTGGGGACCAGACGGCCTGTTGGCGTGGCCCGGCCACCTCGACCCAGGAGAACCCGGAGAGGGACTTGAGGGCCGCGTCCACCCAGCCGTCAGCCACGGACCTCTTCCTCGGTTACCCCGGTGATCATCCCCTTCTTGTCACGCTGAACGGTCTTGCGGACCGTCCTCTGTGGCAGTTCGGGGACGTTGACGGTGACCTCGGCCGGCGGTGGGGCTTGGACGGTGATCTCGGGTGCGTCGACCCGGACTTCGGGGGCGGTGAAGCTGAAGTCGGGCTGCGTGAAGGTCACTTCGGCCAGGTCGATGGTGGAGCGGGCATCGACCGGCATGGCGACGTTGGTGCGGGCATCCACCGTGATGTTCGGCGGTTCTTCCCGCTTCGGTTCCATCGACACGCCCGGCGGCTGGAGCTGGACCGGCACGAGGCCGGTGTGCTTCAACAGCGACAGATCCCCGCCGGTGATCGCCTTCACGACAGACGTTTCCTCGAACCCGCCGTCCACCAATGTGCGGATGGCTCCGGCTTGGACGGACAGGACCGTGGCGGCATCATTCGCGTCCTCGCGGAGGAAGGCGACATCGGAGGTGTCATACCACAGTTCACTGCCAGCGGGGACGGTGATGAGTCCCGCAAGGGCTTCGCACATCTGCCGCCATGACGGGTAGGCGTACTGCTCGCCGAACTGCCTACGAGCTTGGCCGAAGTTCCCGGCGTTCAACGCACTGCCCGCCAGCCCTTCGGAGATTCCGAGGACGGCGGCGGGGACACGGGCCGCCATCGCGATCCGTGTCTCCCCGGCCCCTTGGATGGACTTGAAGTCGAGGTCCCGGAAGTTGATCCCCAAGGTCACGGGGTCGGCACCGCCGAACAGGTGGAGCTCAGCCCACGAGCCGGCGGCTTCACGGTTCGACCGGAATTGTTCGATGATCTGCTTGCCCCGCTCCATCCCGTCCGCGCCCCGTGTCACTTCTTCGGGGTACTTGATGGCGTACGGGGGAACGCCCCGTTCGAGGAACTTCGATTTGTGGGCGGTCATCTGCCGGTCGGTGTCGATCTCCGGCAGGATCGCCCGCATCCAACTACGGCCCCGGAAGTGGGCGAGCGGATCTGGCTCGGGGGCGTAGTGAGCTACTTCACTGGGAAGGTAGGTCTTGGCCTTGTAGTCCTTCCCCGTCCCGGCGGGGAGGTAGGCGTAGCCGACGACAGTCGCGTCCGGGGCGTCACCGATCGCGTACTCGGGCATGTTCGACCCGAGGATGATGAACATCCAGTCGGGACGCACCCGATCCAGGTTCCGGCCGTTGCGGACCCGGTAGGCGTTCCCGGCGAGGGAGACGTCCTGCTCCATGCGGGCGAGGATGTCCCCCGCGGTGGAGTTGGGTGACGGCCGCTCGAGGGGCAGCAGCGCCTCGGTGCCGTACAGGGACTTGTCGTCGAGGGAGCGGAACTTGAAGCGGGCTTCGGTGATCAGCATCATCCGGGCCCGGACGCAGCCGTCGACGATCCCGTTGCGGTTGTAGACCTGGGAGACGATCTGCTGGAAGTCGGAGGCGGGTGCTTCGGCGGGGACGCCGGAGTTGTTGTTGGTGACCGTGTTCCCGGTGAGGGCGTACATCCAGTTCTGAAACCCGAACGTCGAATCCCCCGAGAACGTCAGGTCCCGTTCCGGCAGAGGTTCAGGAAGGCTGTAGCCGCCGGTGGCGTACTTGAGGCGGTCGAGGAGGTTCACGTGAACGCGAACAGGACGTCGCCGGACTGCTGACGGGTCGCCCACCACATCGCCCGATCATGCGCCACCACCGCGGCTACAGCAGCGTCGATCTTGCGGGGCGACGACTTGGAGTCTTTCACGATCACCGTCCCCTGAGGTTTCTGGCGGGTCACTGCGTTCCCGAGATGCCGCCCCAGCACCTGGGACCCGTCATGGGTCAACGTCTGCTCGGTCACCGCCGCGTAGAACCTATTGCAGGCCGGCACCATTCGGGAAGGGACGAACGTGTCGAACCGTACGACCGTCTGGCCGTACCGGTCCTCCCACCTGCCCATCTCCGTCTCCCACTTCGGCGGGTCCGCCGCGAACTCGAGCACGTCCCACTTGCGCATCGCTTCGTCTACTCGAGCGTCGACCTCGTCCCTAGGCACGGTCCAGCCCGGCATCTGGCCGGCGGACTCCCACACCTCGACGACGAACAGGTGCGCCTTCTCCCCCTCGCTAGGAACCGTGCATCCGATGAGTGCGGTGGAGTCGTCGGTGTAGGCCCCGTCGAACCCCAACACGATCTGAGCCCCGTCCGGGGGGGTAGGTCCGACTTCGATGGCGTCCCACGCCCCGGACGGAAGCCACGCCTGCGCCGAGGTGACCCACTGGTTAAGTCGCTTGGTGCGGTACTCGTTCTCGGGGGTGGAGCCGAGGGAGGCTTCGAAGTCCTCAGCGGCGACGATGTCCGCGTAGCCGGGGTTGGCTGCCTTCCAGACCTTCTCGGAGGTGTGGTCCGCGGCGTCGGGCGCAGCGAACCAGGAGAGGAAGAACGACGGGTCATCAGCTTCGCCGGCGGCGACCTTCTTGCCGTGCTCCCACAGGCGGTGGCACAGCGTCGGGTTACCGAACCGGTCGGTCATCACCCCGGCGGTCGTGATCCCCAGGAGCAGCGGTTCGACCCGGGCCCCGGAGGCGAGGGACATGACGTTCCAGAGCTCGTCGTTGGGTTGGGCGTGGACTTCGTCGAACACCGTCAGGGTCGGGCTGAGCCCTTCCTTGGTGAACGCCTCCGCCGAGAGGACCCGGTACACCGACCCGGACAACGGGACCTCGATGGCGTCCCGGTACAGCTTCGCCCCGGCCGAAAGGTCAGGGTCGAGCTCGACCATCCGCTTCGCCATCCCGAACACGATCCGGGCCTGGTCCCGGTCCGCAGCGCAGGAGTAGACCTCGCCGCCCTCCGGTCCCATGAACAGCGACCACAGCGCCAGCCCCGACCCGATGGCCGACTTGCCGTTCTTCCGGGGGAGGCCGATCAGGGCCCGGCGGTGGCGACGGTGCCCGTCGGGCCGTACCGCCAACAGGTCGGTGAAAAGCGACTTCTGCCAATCCCGGAGGACCATCTGCTCGCCGACGTGACCGGCGATCGTCTCCTTCGTCTGACGGCAGCACTCCTGGATGAACCAGGCGGCGTCGGCTCCTTGGGAACGTCGGCGGTCAGCCTGTGGTACGGCGGTCGCCCACCTTGGCTTGGCGGTCACGCATCTCCTCGAGCTTGCTCCGGGCCTTCACCTCGGCCAGACCCATCGCCGTCCTGGTAGCCGGGGTGAACCCGCACTGGCCGGCGAACCCCATCATCAGCTTCAGGGCGTCCTGGATCTCCTTCGGCTTCGACCGCTTGTCCGCCTTCAGGTCAGCGTAGTGCTCGATCGACTCCCGCAGGATCACCAGCCCCAACGAATCCGACTCGGCCAGCCACGCCGACCCCGCCGACAAGGTCCGCTCCATCGCCTGCTCGACCGTGATCTCCACCACCGGAGCGTCGATCGGGGGGACCGCCACCAGATCCGTGGGCGTCCGGTCAGCCCGGGCCGTACCCCGCCGCTTCTTCTGCTCGAGCGGCAACGCCGGCCGCCCACCCGAACCTTTCGCTGGTCCTGGCATCGCTGGGCCTCCGTCAAGTTCCGAACCGGTTCAAACTTCTGGCACGCTGTGCGTCAGGGTGGCAGAGGTCC